CCCGATAAGCTGGGCAATAATCGGAGCCACAGCGGCCACCACCTGAGCAATGACTAAAATAATCTGAGCCAAAACAGGTGCAAGTTGCCCGATAAGCTGGGCAATGAGCGGAGCTATGGAAGCCACTACCTGAGCGATGACAGGCACAAGAGTGCTTACAAGTTGCGCGATAACCGGAGCCAGGGCAGCCCAAAGAGACGATACGGCAGTAACTACACTTGTAAAAGCGGATGTCAGCTGTGGCATTACAGCCATAACGCTTGCTAGAGCCGGGGCCAGCGATGATGCAATTTGAGCACCGGTTACAGCGATTGTCGCGCCTAATTGCCCAAGCACAGGGCCAAGAGTAGCCGCCGCTTGGCTAAGCGCAGGGCCAATCTGCGCAAACGCTTCGCTGATGATTTGCCCGGATTGCTGCAAAGCTGGAACAAGCGTGCTGAGAGCTTGTGTTACGGCAGGTGCGAAAGCGCTTGCGAAACTGCTTCCGAAGCTAACGAGAGCACCAAGCGCGCCCGAGAGAACCGGTCCAATCGAGCTACCGATTTCAGTAAACAGGGAAACGATACTGGTGACGGCTCCACTCAAAGCGGGGCCGATTTTCGATACAAACCCGGATATTGCCGTAGCCGCGCCCGATACAAACGACTGGATGGCAGGGGCCGCAGACTTCAGGAATCCGCCCAGGCTGTCGCCGAGGGTCTGTATAGCGCCACCTGCGCTTGAGAACGCTCCGGACAGCCCGTTTTTCACAGCATCGCCGACGGCATTAAAACCTGATGCAAAACCAGGAGACAGGTTGTAAAGCGCAACGAATCCACCGAAAAACGCACCAACCGCGACCGTGGCAACTTTGAGCCACGAAACCGATTCTTTCACAGTTCCTGCAAGGGAACTGAAAAACGTCCCGTTGAGGCCTCCGCTAACGGCAAGCGCGAGTTTTACGTCCATGATACCGCGCTTAACACCCTGTAACCCCTTTTGGAAACTACCCATTACGCTTTCAACCGCAAGAGCGGCCTTTAATGCAATAATTCCACCAGCCGCAGCCGATGCAGCAGGGGCAATTCCTCTAAGGGTTGTTGTGATCGTGTTTACATGGTCTTTAAGATAATCAATAGCGGTAACAGCCGCATTTGCCGCAACATCAAAGCTTTTCGAAAAATCGTTTATGAGGTTCGAAATGTTCGACTGCCCGATTGCGTCAATTATTTTTGACACTGCCTTAGCAATGCGGTTTTGCACATTGTCGATTGCCGTTCCGATGCCCTGCGTCGCGTCTTTTGCCTGCTGCGCGAACGATGCGAAACCGTCAACGCCCTCAGTGTCTAGCTTCATGACGGCGTTGTTGAAATCGTCCATCGTGATTGAGCCGTCTTTTAGGGCGTTGTACAGGTCTTTAGAATTGGCAGTAGCTCCGAGAAGCGCTTTGGCAACTTGGTTTAGCTGTCCAGGCATGACCTCTTGCAAGGTCTTCCAGTCTTGCAGCTCTGGCTTGCCCTTGCTCAAGATTTGACTGTACTGCTGCATCGCGCGAGAAACGTCTGCGGTCGATGCGCCGGAAGCCAAGCACATATCATTGAAGGCGATGCCGATATTCGTCGCCTCATCGAGGGAACCGCACAATGGCGCAAGCTGCTGCACCATAGATGAAAGCCCGGGCAGCGATGTAGGCAAGCCATCAACGGCTTGTGACATCTTCTTAATAGCCGCCGTTGCTTCTTGGCTCGAATAACCAAGGTTCTTCATGACCTTTGGGAAGTTCGCCATAGTGTCAATGCGACTGATCGCTGAGCCAAGCGAATTGCTGATAGCGTTAAATGCGCCCTTCGTAATCGATGAAACGATACCGGCAACAGCGCCAGCCTTGGCGCTTAGCCCGTTGCTAAAGTTCGTTCCGGTCTGCGCGCCCGCCTTCGAGCCAATTGCGCTAGCACCTGAAAAAGCGCCGTTCAACTGCTCAGTAATCGACCCGGTGAGGTTATCGAATTTAGGGGTAAGCAGCACTGAACCGCGCGCCACATCAGCCATTTAATCACCCCTATTCGCCTTCCTCACCCACCTCTTTTGCAATGGATGGGGAGCGAGCGCCGAATAGAAGCGCGTCGATTCTCGCCTTATCCACGTTGAGATGGGTTTTCTTCTTTTTCTTCTTCTTCGCCTTCGGTCTAGGAATCGGCTTCGGCTTCTTGCCCTTGCCGCCGCCCAGGCCATAGGAGATGTTTGCTAGCTGGTCTACGATGAGTGCAAGCAGGTAGGTGCTCTCATCCCATTCCAGCTCTGGGTGTAGGCGTATAAAGGTGCGCGATTGCGCCGGGAGCTGCGCGGTAAAAGTCGCAATTGCCGCGAAGCGCCCAGCATCCATCATCGCGTTTAAATCCAGCTGGTAATACTGCTGGAAATCTGCGGTGAGCTCGTCCCGATAATCAAGAAGAATCGGGGCGAGCGCCGCTAGTTTTTTACTTCGAGGTGGTTGAACAGCTCGTTTTCGATGCGCATAATCTCTTCGAAGTCCTCATAACCCATCTTGGCCTTAACGACTTCGCACACCTTGTCATCCACCTTGCCGCCGAACACGAAGTCATAGAGCGCCAGGGCGCACGAAATCGGAGCGTCCTCGTCCGTGCGCTCGTAATCCTGGAACTTCGCGAACATGCGGATGAACTCGCGGGATTTGATTCGGCGCATATCGATTCGGTACGTCTCGCCCTCAAACTCGATATCGTTCTCATATGGCTGCTTATCGTCAGGGACGACGCTTAACCTAGGCTCACGGTCCATGTAACGCGCCGTAATGGTCTCGCGCTGCATTTCCTTTTCGGTGGCGTACTCGCGGAGCTGCTCAGGGGTCATATCCTCGATATTCATTTTCAATCCTTTCGGTAGGCCCACGGAGGACGGTAAGGACGGCTTTAGCGCCTACTACCAAAGCCGCCGTTGCCGCCCTCCATGCGGAAAGCGGTAGTTACAGCCTAGGCGGCAACAGTGGTCGTGTCGTAGATGTACTCACGCATGCAGTCGCCATCGAAGAAATCGGACGGCAGGCACTTGATGGTGGGCGTGTATCCGGCGAGGTCGGAGTTATTCATTTCCTGATCGTCGCGCTCAGTGATAACGCCGTTGGGGATAACGACGCGCTTAACCTTTGTGTCGGATACGACAGCATCGAAGATGAAGAGGTGGGCGCCGGTGAAGTTCTTGTTATGGCGCACGGTCGTGGTTCCCTCGCTGTCATTAGTGACGTTAGCGTCACCGTAAACGGTCTTGAGCACGGTGTCGCGTGCCTCAAGGAAAGTCACCTCAACGCCCTCGGAATAAGAGGTCATGGGCGAGACGATGGTCACGCCGCTCCAATCGGTCTTATCGTCGGTGTCGGTATCGGTCGTAATGGTAACGCCATCCTCGGAGATGTAACCAAGGGATTTGAGCACGGCGCCAGATTCCTTGCAGAAATCTGCAAGGGTCTTTTTCATATCGATAAAAGCAGTGGGGTCAGTTCCGGCGGGAGCAACGCAAGCATAACCGCCCTCACGGCCCTTGGCGATACCGACGTTAGAAGAGTCAAGCATGTTTTCAGCCATTTTGCTAATCCTTTCTAAAAAAGAAAACCGCTACGATCTCGTAACGGCCATGAAATCGAGTTGATAACGGTAGCACCTGCTATCGGGGTCCGGGAAGCTGTAAATACCGCCCACGGAGCTTGAGCAGACGTTCGGGCAGGTCTCGCGCATGTTGGTCAGCACCTCGCGCGCCATGAGTGCGAGGGTGTATGCCTCCGCCTCGCTTTCCGCCCAGCACTGCACGGCGAGGTTGGGCACGTCGCGGCAAAGCGAGTAGCCGCCGCCCGTGCGCTCAACCGTCGTGAAGCGCTGCGGTCGGTCTGCTGGGACAATAGAGCTGGACGGAACGCCCAGACCCTTTTCGAGCGCCGCGCAGGTTGCGGCGATAACGTCGAACATCAGATGCCACAACCTTTCTTAAGCGTGTTGTTGCGCAGGTTGTCGATATAAGCGTCAGCATTGGCAACGCCGACGCGAACGCCGTTGCACCAACTCAACGGCTTTACCTGCACGTCGTATTCGGGGTGCCCGCGCGGAAGGCTTGCCAGAGAATTGCAGCGCGCAGCACACCCAGCGCCCTGCTTGTAGAGCATCCCAGTAACGCCGTCGCTCTTCGTGATGGAGACAACGCCACTGTCTACGTGCTTCACGCGGCCTTTTAGCTTCATCTTCAACGTGAATCCGCTACCCATTGCACACCTCGCATTCAACCGTGCGATTCCAATCGCCCGGGCAATTTGCGTTTAGGTACGGTTGCGGGTCTCCGATAACCGCATACTCGGCTCCTAGGTATTTGACCCTGCAACCGCGCAAAGCCTGCTCGTATGTTTTCGGAAAATGGAAGGTCATCGCAACCTTTACGCCGTCCGGCCTAGAAGCTTCGAGGTCGCTCGTCGAGCCGGGCTGCGGCAAGACGTTTTCGACGGTTTCAGCCATCCATCTGCCAGGCACAGCGTTACCGTGCGAATCCTTACTAGCGGCAGTTCGCCGCAAGACCTCAACAGCAACGCCGCTAATCAGATTCATTGCGCTCACCCGCCATCATCCGGCATGAGAGAACCGCGCCGGAAGAAAGCCCGAGCAAATCAAGCTCAGATGGAAGGGGGCGCATGTACTGGTCGAGCAGCGAGACGGAAGCCGTGTAACCGCCCGCTGTCTGCGAATACTGCGATACGCCGGAAAGCCCGGCAGGCGTGGAGAGCGCGCGATTGACCATTGCCATGCACACCGTGGAGGCGTTGAGGTCTAGCACCTCGTCCACACCCGCCGTATACCCGTCCATCTTGCCGAGAAGGTAGCCCGTTGCGCGAAGCAACAGCGCTTCGAGCCGCTTCTCGTCGGCTACCGCGCCATATGCCGCCGTGTATTCCTCGGGTGTAGCAAATGCCTTGATAGCCATAGTGAATCACTCCTAGGCAGAAGCGGTGCCGTTGTCGATGCGCACGAAGTCATTAACGTCGCGGATAACGAAGCCAACCTCGAACTCGCAGCGGACTGCGAACATGTTGCGCTGCCACAGGTTGAGCGTCTTAGGACCGCTGGTAAGGGTGGCCTGGTCAGAGATGGAGATATTAACGTCCTTGACCACGCCGTAACGGGCTGCGCTCCAATCGCCGCCGAAACCAAGAACCTCAACCGCCTTATTGCCGGAAGAAACGGCTGCCTTGTGCGCGGACTTGGTGAAGTAGGTGGGGACGGAAAGCACGTGGCCCACGGCGCCGTCCGTCTGAACGTTGTTGATGAACAGCGGGCGGTTAGTGGTGTCCTTGGTCTTCAGAAGCAGGGTCTTTGCCTGCGGGGAGAGGACGAAGGCGTTGAGGTCGCTGTCGTTCTCGGCAACCTTGCCGATCGCATCGACGAATGCGTCATAGGTCTTGGTGGATGCGTCTACGGCGTTGGTCACGTCCTTGAGGGTGTCGAAGCCGGTACCGGGGGCGGTGCCAAACATGACGGTCTCGTCGAACTTCTTTGCGATAGCGAACGGCAGGCGGGAGACAAGCTCGTTGTAAAGCGCCTCGGTGTTGTCTCGGAACTGGTTAGAGAACGGCTCGATGATAGCCAGGGTGTAGCCCTTCATCTCCTTGGTGGAGAGGGTGTGCTGAGATACGGGCTTGTCCTCGGTCTCGGTGACCCAATCGGCGGCAGGCTCACCGGTGATAACCGGGATGGTAAGGCCGTTGCCGGGGAGGTCGATACGCTGAGCGAGCTGCATGATTACGGAGCTTTCGAGCGTCTTTGCCCAAATCTCGGAAGAGACGGAAGAGGGAAGAGTGATAGAGGTCTTGTTGATGCCTTCAGCCATGTTTTTTTCTCCTTGTCTAGTTAAAGGCGTTCTTCATGAATTGCGCGAAATCGTTCTTCGCGCTGCCCGTTTGCTTGATTTCTGCGTGCTTGCCGTCGCCCAGCACCACGGGCACGGTGGCCTGTTCCTTGGTCGAGTACTTGTCTACTAGCTTCTCGGCCTTGGACATGAGGTCGTCACGGTCTGATGCCGAGATGAGTTCGAGCAGGTCGGACGGCACTCCCGTTTCGGTAGATACCTCGCTAGCCCACTGCTTCTTGTCCTTCTCGGCCTGAAGCGCGTCGGCGCGTGCCGTAGCGTTCGCAAGTTGCTTCTTGAGCTTCTCCTGCTCGCTCATCTGAGCCTCTTTGAGCGCGGCGAGCTCGTCGGCTGCGTCCTTGTTCGCCTTAGCCTTGCGCTCCCATTCTCGGGAATGCTGCTTCATCTCGTTGTACTTTGCCTCCCAATCGACATGAGCGGTGTCGCCGTTCTGTTCAACCTGCTGCGTGTCGGTCTGGTTCTGGTCGTCTGCCATGACGAACCTCCTTACCGCGCCATTCGGCGCTGTCCCCCGCTGCCGTTCGGCTGCGGGATACGGATAGATATGAAAAAAGCCGCTCGAAAGCGGCCTTAATCAGCGTGTAACCCTTCGCATTGGCGTTAGACCGGTTTCCTTATCGATGCGGTTAGGGTCGATTAGAATCGCCGTCTCACCTGGGGCGAGGGCTTCTAGCGCGTCTTTTCGCGCCTGGTCTATATCATCCACAAGCATTGCGTAATGGCCCGCCGTGGCGGTTCCTCCATCGACGCGGGCTTGCCGCATGGATGAAATGCTTTCGCCGACGTTTCCGCCGCCTGAGATATCGTCAACACCCCACAAGAGGCCGTTCATGCGCACGGGCGCGCCCGGCTTGGTGGTCGTGGACGTGGCGAACCCATGCGCCGCGAGCTGCGATGTGACGGGCGAATATTCGTTGTCTTCATAAGCTGGGGCTTTGTTATCCCAGCTCCATGCCTTAGCGCGCTTGTTGATTTCGTTGCAAATCAAGTTCGTGATTCGCTTGTTGATAACGTCCGCATGTTCCCCGCGCATGTCCTTGCGAATTTGCTCAGGGTCTACCGCTTTTCGCGCGTCCAAGTATACGGAATAGAGCCAATCAGGGTCATAACCCTCCACCTCTGTGGTCTCATCGCCCGCGACAACGCGGCAATCGCAGCGGTCGTGGAATCGGTTGAAACCGAACCCCATATCACCCGCCGATTTACGGCTCTTGTAATCGAACCCGCGAGACGCGAGCATGACGCAGAAGCCGCATGTCTCTTTGCCCGTGGGCACTCGGGCGTACCGTGCGCCATTTGAATAGTCGCGCTCTGCGTTTTTGATCGTCGTGTTGTTCGCCGCGCGTCCAACGTCGTTATAGGCACGCTCTGCCATAGCCTGAGCAAAGGCATTGAAGTTATCCGGCGTGACGTTATGCACGAAATAATTGACGGTCGCTTGCGCCTTGGGCACGCTCACCGGGTTATGGATTTGCGCCGGTCTGGTATCGATGCCAAGCTCATCCATCGTCACATCGTAGGCGGAGCACGCGATTGAAGCCGCCGCGTCACCGAACTCCCTACGGCACGTGATGAACGTCTCCAACGCGAACTCGCGCATGGTCTCATCATCGATAGAGCCGCCGTTCAGCTCGTAAAAGGTGCGCAGAGACGTTTGCATGAAGTTGAACGCGGCCCTTTGCTGCGCGTTGAGCGCTTGCGTATAGGCTTCGAGCCTACTCGCTGGTATCTGCATTGCTTATGCCTTCTGCCTGCGGTGTAGCCTGCTGTTGTGAAACCTGAGCAGATGCCTGCGCCGCCGCCTGCACGATTTGCGTATATCGCACGTCGCGCAGAATCGAATCGATGCTGGATTCGGAATAGCCCAGGTCTCTCCAAAATTGGCGTGTGCCTGAATAGGCCGGAACTGCGGAATTGACCTTGATAGCGAAATCTGCGTTTGCCGCCTTGGACGGGCGCAACACATCGGCGAAACGCGGCGTGATGTCTGCCGTGGCGAAATCCGCAGCATCGACGGCACCTAGCGCCATTCGCGCGATGTTGCCGAGCGCGATTCCGTTCATGCGATTGACGTGCTCCGCCTCGACGATAAGGCGCTGCTGCGCCGCAAACATAGCTTCGGAGGATGTGGGGTTATCGAAGACGATTCCCACCTCATCCAGCGGTATGCACGCCTCGCTCGCAAACTGCTTGCCAAGCATCTCCAAGTGGTCAATATGAGGCTGCATGGTCATCTGCGATAGCTGCCCGAGCTGCGGGACATCGCCGTTTTTATTCGGCGTGACAAGCAGCATCGAATCAGCGTACATTTCAACCTTGCGCTTACTCATGCTCTCGGCGGTCTTCTTGTCAACGCCTAACAGGTAGCGTTGCGGCCACGTATAGAATGTAGCTGCGATTTCAGTTCGAGCGCCAACGCACAGCGCGCGGTCAATCAGGCTGCGAACGGTGCGGTTAATGCGCGACTTGCCAAACGGGCGCGTCAAAGACGGACGGTATCGCAAGGGCTCCATGAGCGGGCGGCCAAACGGGTTTGCCACTTTCTCGGCAATCCAGGAATCGTCAACCTTACGGCACGAATACGTGTATTCGTCAGTGTACATGTTTACCCACGTAGGCACGCGCAGCCCGCTCGAATCAACGTCGATATCAACGACGCAGATACCCGCCTTGATTCGCTTCTTGCGCTCGTCCCAGATAGCCGCCGCGTCGAGCGCGGAGTGCGCCGACACGATCACATCCGGTTCACCTGCAAGGCCCTTAGAGACGGTCAGGAACGCGCACGAATCCGTAAGCTCAGACGTTACCGCCTGCTCGTAAATCTCGACAAGGCTGTCAAGCGTCACGATATCCGCCATCGCGTCGGCGTTTTCGCCATCGAATCCGGCGAGAACGGAGCGATTAGCGAGAACGTCGACGCATTTTCCGCCCCAGCCCATAACAATGTTTAGGTTAACCAGGTCTTTTGGCATGGACGTGTCTGTCGTAACCGGCTTCACCTTGCCTTTGTAATAGGCTTCATTGCGAATGTTCGAGCCTATATGGCTCTGCCATTCAGCCAAAAGGGCGTTGAATACGCTTACCTCCTCGCCCGTCAGATTCATCATTGACGGGTCAACTTGATAAAGCGTAGGGTTATCGTTCGTCATAGAATCACACATCCCCCGTCAGGGTCGCGTTTTGTCGTTTTTGCGGCCCAGTATGCGATAACGGCCGCTTCTATCGGTGTGGACGAATCGCCGCCGTATGCCCATCCACCTTCTGAGCCAATCGGGCGCCTGCGGGCTTCGAGCGCGCTTGCGTTAAATGCCTGCTGCGCATTGTCTTTGCCGCCGTCCCAATGTGTCAACGTCTTATCGATAAGAGCTTGCGAGAACAGCGTCGTTGCGTTGATAACGTCCTTGGTGGTGGTGGAAAAGAGGGCTTGGCGCGGGTAATACTCGCGCAAGCGGTCGAGAAGCGCAGCAGCGCCGTTCCGCCCATCCACTGCAATGGCTGCTGTGGTATCGGCCATATCGTCGGTGCAGAGAAAATCAGTAAGCCAGGAAAGGCCGTCAGCCAAAGTGCCTTGCCCGATATGCTCAACGTATCCGTTGCCTTCATCGCTCAATCTGCAAGCACACAGCGCGATTTGGCTACCGTCCGGGGAGAACTTCACGCCGAAGGTCTTCTTGCCCTCTGTGGGCACCTGCGAGCGCGGGATAGCCAAAGACAGCCAAAGCGATTCGTCTATTGCGCTCGCGCTGCTCGAACCGCTCCACCAATCCAGGCGCTCGTGGGCAAAACCTGAGATATTTCCCTTTGCTCCCGCAAACTCGCTTTCGGTGTAACCCTCATCCAGCACATATCCCATGGATGGGTTGGATAGATAGATCTCATCCAGGATGTCGGCGAACGTGCAGTCCTTGGGCGGGAGCTTCTCGCAAGCCCACGATGCCCAGCACATGCGCCGCATTCCGCCCTCTAGGACGGACTTGCGCACGCGGGCGAACACGGTTCCGGCGCTCCGCTCATTGGGAGGCGTTCCCATGTACAGGATTTGGCGCTCTCCCGTTGACGATGCAGCCAGCGTATAGGCTATTGCGTCGTACTGGGTGTCGGTAAGCTCCTGGGCTTCGTCGTACACGACCAGCTGGATATCGTCGAAACCACGCGCCGTTCCGTTCGTGCGGGCGATAAACTCGATTGAGCCGCCGTTTTTCAGGAAAATTGCTTCTTCGCCATTCGTTCGGCGAATGCGCTCAACCAGCTCGCACAACTCGGGGTGGCGCTCATCGGTGAAGTAGCGCACGAGGCGCATAAACGCTTTCTTGGCGGTCTTCACGCGGTGGGCGGTGTGGAGGATATGCCATCCGCAGACCGCAAGTCGGTAAAGCTCGTAGATTTCGAGCGCCGCGTTCTTGCCGTTCTGACGTGGCACGTCCAGTCCACACGTCACATAGGCGGGCTTTCCGTCCGCGCTGCACGCGCACCAGTCCGTCAAGATGTGGCGCTGCCATGGAAAGGGCGAGATACCGAGGTCTTCGCCGAGGGCTACCGCGTCGTCAACCTCGCTATAGGCGACGGCGCCATCGTGGTATACCCTACGCGGTTCTTGCCTGCCTCTTCTCACGGTTTCCAGAGACGATGGAGAGGATGCTTGTTTGCTTTGCGCCACTCTCCGCCTCCTCGTGGGCGTCGCAGATTCCGAGCTGTTTGTTCAGTTGCCGAATCTCCGCGCTTGCAGTTTTCAAAGTTCCGATTTGCGGGAACGCCTTCAAATCGCCCATGTCGTTTGAGTAGGCCGTCTGTCCGCCGAAGTTGTCTAGCTCTTCCTGCGCTGTCTCCGCGATTTTGTACCATTGGCAAAGCAGTGATAGCGCCGGTGCGTCTGACTGTGTGAACGCGCGTCCATGCGTCAGCTCGTCCCATTTAGCGGATTTGAAAGCGTCAGACTTAACTCCGGGAGGCTTTGTGATGGGCACGCGATCACATCCAATCGGTAATAAAAAAGCCGCCCCGAAGGACGGCTGGAAACTTCATTTGACCTGCTGTTTTGTTTAATCCTTGAGAAATTCCACACTTGGGGGGTATTTCGGCCCATGCGCGAAGGGGGCCGTGAGGGGTGGAGGGGGGCCATCCCCCCACCCCGCTTTTTCATCTGGTTTTGTTAACACTAATAAAAATAGCAGGAATTAGGCATTATCGATGAAAGGTCAGGATGACCAATTTTGCGATGCTTTCGGTTTCAATTGCGGTTCGCGCGCGCTGGGCGCGAGCGCGTCGGCAACGTAACCTATGCGATTGCCCTTGCGCTCATTGCAGATGCGGTGAGCAGGCTGAACGTTCTCAGGGTCAAGCTCTGAGCCGCCGAGTGAAACGGGAATGATTTCATCCAGCTCATAGCTCCATGGGTCTAGCGCCGGCAGTGAGTAATCAATGGGCGCGCCGCATATGGCGCACGGCAGGCCAAGGGCTTTCACCCTAGCCCTGAGTATGCGCCTGCGATGCCCGTTGCGATCGTTGCGCGACATGTGCACCACCTGCTAAGTGCGCGGGCTATATGCGCGAAGGGGGCGCGCTTATGGAGGGATAGCCCGCTGTATAGACTGCTGTGCATGTGCGCAGCCCTCCCCTTTGAGATAAGGGCGTGTCCGGTACTCCCCAAACGCGCGCCACCATATTTATACGGCATTATCGATACGCATTGCAGCGCAATTGAGCGAATGTTACCGCAGGTTAGCGCATATGTGCGAAATAGTGCGAAATGAAACATGGGGGCCATTAAAACAGAAAAGCCCCGCATGCCTGAGCACACGGGGCTACATGTTAGTTAAATAGGGCTGTTTGGCCCATACCGCTTTTTGCTTGTACTATGCCCACTGAATCAATCCAGTCTAGCGCGGTCGATACATCGAGTTGGGCCTGGCGCTCTGAGATTCCTAGCGCGTTGGCCGTCTGGTACCAGGTCATATCCTCTACGTAATGTAGCTCTAAAGCGTCCGCCCAGCGGTGCGTTGCGTTGGCTGCTCTGACGCCACGGCAGAGCTCGCGGCCCTCCTCCACTTCGGCGTGCATGTCGGCGAGGTCGGAGAGGGCCGCATTTTCCGCGTCGATTCGAATGTCAGTGGCGCGCATAACGTCCTTGTTGCCCGTGGCGTGTCCGATAGCATCGTAGGTTTGGGCGCGCACCTCCTCTCGGGCGCGCATCGACGCGAGGACGGCCAGGCGCCTATCAATGGCTCTCTGGCATGCCCTCACGCCTTCGAAATACTCTTTCGCCGTCATGGCATTAACCCCCCCAAATTATGCCGTTTAACTGCATAATTGTATCAAAATACCAGCGGTTTACCATGAGTTGGAGCAGCGCATCCGCTGTATCCCTGGCGACGATGCGCGCTTAGGAATGTAGCTATCAACCTTCGCAGCGGCCTTCTTACTGCGGTCTCGCCGCCTGTTGCTTGCCGTTCTTTTGCATTTTGCAGAGCAATAGACTTTGTTCTTTGCTCCGAATTCGTTAACGAACTCCTTGCCGCAAAACGGGCATTTCATTACTGGTTTATCGCTCACTTGCCATCACCCCTGATCATCATGTCGTATGGGATTTTGGTCACGCGATGGATTGCAGCCATCGTCCCCAAGCGCGGGTCAACGCGACCGCCCAGGATGTTCTTGACTGTCAACTTGTCCATCTGAATCATCTCTGCCATCTGGTTTACGTCGATACTCCTGCGCTCCATCCATTTTTTTAGCGGGCGCGGGTCGAATATCCTCATGCGTCCCTCCATTCGCCGTAGACCAGGCGGTGCGCGTAGTTGTTGGCCTTGCCCAAGTCGGTCGAGACTTCGTCTTTAAGCCCGGCCCTATCGCAATACCTGATGATTTGGCCTAAAAGATAAGCCTGCTTTGCGGGCAGGCCATCTACTACGGTTTCGATTTTCTCGATTGTCTCAACGCGGCCTTGGTACCACGCGGGTGAATCAACGCGCTCCTGTACCATGGCCGCTTCTTCGCTAGGTGATGTCATGCGATCACTTCCACCTCGTATCGTTTTCCTCATTGTGAATCACTCGCGCCCCGCAGCTAGGGCAGAAGACCGCGTTGCGCATGCATAGCGCAGTGCATCCACACTCAGAGCAGGCCGTGTACCCGTCCTCGTCCTCGATAAGGTGGCATGTCAGACGGTCGATTAGGTCGGCAAGCTCGTTCACGCGATACGGATCGAACCCGTCGATATATTCGCCAGGATAGAGACCCAAAGCATCGAGCACATAGTCCTTATCGGCAGGAGCGTGAGATGCTAGAATCCTCAATCGTTCAGCCACCTCGCGTCGTTGCCTATCGGTAATCATTCGTCAACCTCCACAATGAGATCGCGCACGTCTATAGCCGTCTCTTCGGCAATGGAGGACAGGATGTTCAACGAAATGCTTTTACGCCCGTTCATCAGCTCGTTGAAATACGAAGTCGAGATTCCAAGGGTCTTGGCAAAATCGTCTTGCGTTAGGTCGCGGTCAATCAGATAGTTCTGGATGGCCTTCTTGTTGAGCGCGTAGGCGGTTAGCCTCTTTGTTGGCATTGCACGCTCCTGTTCCATTTGATGATTGCGTACTTGCGAGTAGAGCTAACCGGCCCGCGTGCAAAACATGATATGCACTCTGTGTAATATCGATTAGGGCCAGAAGGAAAAATCTTCTCCGTCGCGAGTAATACGACTTTGCCTTCGCAGAAGGGGCATGGTCTCAGCTCTGGTCTAGACATCGGTAATCTCCCTCTCGCATATATCGACGATGTGGTCGCAAGGCGCCGCCGGAATCCTCGCCCTGTCACGCTTGCCGTTTACTTTTTGCAGACCGGATTTCGATCGGCGCGGCGCTCCCTCGTGGCACGGATCGCCGTTGTGGCACGGCGGCTTGAGCTGCGGGTCTGCGCAATTCGTCCATATGTCGGTAGGTTTCATGAACCGCTCGCCGTACTGGCAATAGGTGACCGTGTACCGGGGAATCCCGGAAGCGAAGTCCATCGTCCGCATGCCTCCCCTCGGGTTCTCGATAAAGAAAAGCCTTGGATTCAGCTCGCGGATCAACGCGATCATGTGCCTGTTCGCCCGGTCGCACTTCTGCGCATAAGGCGTTTGCGGCTCAAGCTCCCCGGTCTCCTTGTTCTTCTTCCAGTGCTTGCCGAGTGCGGCGACCGAATACGTCGTGCAGTCCGGACTTGCCCATATGACATCTGGCCTACCGAACCGCTCGATGACCTGTTCAGCCGTCAACGTCTCGACGTCGCAATGCGCGTTTGCCGGGAACTGCCTGTCGTAGTCGATCGCAAACGTTTTGTGGCCGCGTTTCTCGAATGCGCGGCTTACGGACCTCGTTCCGCTGAATAGCTCAAAGACCTTCATTCAACCGCCACCTGTTCGCAATCGTCGCAGGTATCGTCTGCGTTGACCTGCACCATCTCGCCCGATTGCCCGTCACACACGGTTATCCTCGAACCGTCAAGCAGCGTGACCTCGCGTGCATGATTGCAGTTATCGCAGGTGTTGAGAGCGTTGACGGGGCACCTCTCATACGTCTTGTCGAATATGTCCGGTTTGCATGGATACAGCTCGCCATTAACTCCCTTGATGATGTAGTCGCAGAGGTTCGCATCCATCTCGCCCTCGAGCGTCCTGATGGTGCATTCGACTGGGTAATCTGGATTTGCCTTCCGGTACACCACGCCGCTCGCGATCGCATCGGCGAACCACTGGGGGTAATCCCGCTTGCGCAGAGTGCCCATCAAGATTTGAAAAGCTTCGACCTCAACTGGCCTTTTGCGGTACTTTGCCATAGCTAGCCCTCCTTCTCCGCCAGCTTGCGGATTCGCGCGGCAATGTCGGCATAGGCCAGGTACTCGCACTCAGGGCTACCGTAATCTTGGTTGTATAGCTTGCATCCATAGCACCGGCTGCCAGCTGCGACGCCCTCTCTGCGCGAATAGAGACATTCAGCGTTGTCTCCGCCTTTAGCCGCGTTGTCCAGGTCTTCTAGCAGCTTCTCCCAGCCTGGGCGCTCGTGTGTCAATCTCACGGCAGGGACGGTGTAGTTCGCACCGGCAGCAGATTGGACGCCTACGGGACCGCATTCACTGACAGTGAGACTATTCACCGTCAACGGCTCTGGGTCGTCGTCGCAGTAGACCGTGTCACCGATACTGACGGGCTTCCCGTCTGCGGAAAGAACGACGACCGGGGCCAGCTGCATGTCGCAGGTGTAAAAATGCACGAATTGTTTAGCGAAGGCCACCCCCCAGATATTCTCGGAAGGCGAATAAGTGAACTCGTCCACCTCGTACTCCTCGCCGCTCAAGCTGTAAAGCACCTTTGTGTCCAGCGGAATCTCTCGTCCCTCGGCATCTTTCGGCAGTGTGATTTGAGTTGTCATTCAATCCTCCTCTGCTTCGATCTCGTCTAACTTTCCAGACAGCCGCAGGCACATCGCCGCGCAAAGTACAGTTATTACCGCGATGTCGTATTTCGCATCTGTAACGCACTTCGCGCTACGTCGCTTGGCGTTTGAGTTTGCACCGACTGGCTGAACAATTGCTGTTCTAATCGTTTGGAGCGCGTCGGCCATCGCCTGCTTGTCGGCAGCACTGAAACTGCCCTTCCATGTTGAGAATGTGGGCATGGCTTCGAGCAGCGGGCTATGGCCGAAATTGACTAGCTCAGACATTCTTGTTCCTTCTGCTCTTTCAACTTCTGCTCGCGGTAGCGCATGAGCTTTCGCCGCTTGCGCATGTACCTGATGTAATCGGCGTTTTCCCTTTGATACTTCGCGTTTTTCGCAAGGATTTCTTCACGGTGGCGCTCGTAGTACCTTTTCCGTGCATCGCGCATCTTCTTGCGGTACTCATGGTCTTCCGCGTACCGCTTGCGCCTTCTTTCGTTGATTCGGTAGCGGTTCGCCCTCTCCCATTCACGCTTCTTCTCACGTTTGCGCCTGTTCTGCTCTGGCGTGGGTGTTGCCTTTTCCTCTGGCAGCTTGAAGAGCCATCGGCACATCTTCTCTTCCCCACCGCACTTAGGGCAACGCCATAGCTGCGCGTATCCTTGGCCCGCCCCCTCCACGTGTTCTGGTTTCACGCGATGCAGGCACTTGGGGCAAACGTCGCGCATGGCTAGTCAACTCCGGTCGAGCCGTAACCGTTTGCCCCGCGCTCCGTTTCGTCAAGCTCGTCCACCTGTGTGTAGCTGCACGTTGCGAACGGCACGATCACTAATTGGCACACGCGGTCACCTGGATGCACCGTGTAAGGCTTATCGCTGAGATTGATGAGCTTCGCGCGGATTCTCCCACGGTACCCGGAATCGATAACGCCAACGCCGTTAGCAAGGCAAACGTTGTGTTTCATCCCCAGGCCGCTTCGAGCGAATTGAAGGCCGACGTAGCCGCTCGGAATCTCAACGCAAACACCCGTGTCAATCCAAGCGGATTCATGCGGCCAAATCTTGATTGCGCAGGGTATGTCCGCGCGAAGGTCTGCGCCAGCGTCACCGAGATGCGCGTATTTCGGGAGCCGCGAATCATCGCATTTACAACGTATCTCTAGGGGGTTATTTAAAGTGTCGAAGTCGCTACTGTCGCGCATTTTTAATATCCCCCATCCATCATTTTAGGTTTAGCAGATTGACCGACACGGCCTTTAGGCTCTTCTCAATTTCCTCCGCACGTTTCAGTGCTTCTTCGAGGTCTACCGCTTTGCCGTCATCCTCGTGCAATACCAGCTCGTAGACGGCAAGCAGGGCGGCCCTCAGCGATTGGTAGAACTTCCCGCAGCCGGACCACTCCGATACGCCGATTCTTGCTTTCGGGTTGTTGTTCTGCTTGATTTCCCTGAATCGTTGCAATTCCCAGTTGCGCGAATCGCGCCTATGGAGCCTGTAACCGTAACCAAGGTTGATGTAATTCATTTTTTGCCTTTCTTGTCGCTTTGGATTTACCGTTCTCGCCCGCTCAGTCGTGCCTAGACGCCTCGTTAAGCCTTGCACGCTAGTCCGACTAGGGGCAAGTCCTTAAAAGGCCGTCAGCGCCGTCTCGCAAGCCAAAACGGATTTATGCGCCGCGAACAATGGCGTGAACAAAATCGAGCTCGCCAGGCTCGACCGAGAGCGCGCCGCTCGTCGGGTTGCTCACCACGACGCGCATCCCGCGGGGATTGAGCGCACGAACCTTCAAAAGCCCCGCTTGACGGTCGTTTTTGAGCATCACCGTATCGCCCACGTTGATGTGCCGCCCGTCCGCGTAGCGGAAACCGGCCCGGCGCTTGACCTCGTTGACCGCGTCGAACAGCTCCACGCGGTCATGCGTCCTGAAATCGAAATTACCCACGATTCCAATCCTTCCAATCAGCGCACGCACACGCCTCCTCGTCCACCAGCGCATCGACGGCAGCGCGGCAGATGTCCGCGCACGACTTGATGTTGCGCCCGGCATTCATCGAACGGAACACGTTCACCTGGCACACGCCGCACGTGTGGTATCCGTCCGTGACGAAATACGCGCAGCCGCCGCACGTCTTCGCGTCGCGCGCATCGTAGACGCCGAACTGTTCCAGTTCGTTCATCGCGATCACTCCTATTCGGTTTTTCGGTTTGGGAAAATGCGCCTTGTGACGATGTGACGATTGCTACGCGCGCGCGTATTCTTTTCTTCTATATATCTACTTTTTTTCTATAGAGGAGAAAGTTGTTCGCGCTTTTTTGCGTCACATCGTCACACGCATGCGTTTACCTGCTGAAACCATGTGACGATTAGTGTGTTTTCAATCGTCACAAATCGTCACAAATCGTTCCAATCGTCACAAAATCGTCCATATTCGGACAAATTTACTTGAGTTATCAAGTAATCGAGCGGATTTTGTATCAAGTTGTGGCAATCCAGAATTCTCAATCGTCACAGAATCTTTGACAACAGCTGTCCATGTTTTACGGGTGAACGGTGAGCGCTCTCCGCAGTCCTCGCACCAACGCTTGTAGTCGTTGTAAGTGTCAGGCACCGTTTTGCCGTTAAGCGTCTCGGCGGTAATAGCGCAATCGGCAATCCATCTCACAACTGAATTGTTGTCTTCTTTTACCTGCTTCACCTCTGCCACCATGTCTGGGATTGGCGTAAGGGTGCCGCGCCTGATTAAATCGCCAAGCGCCATAAGGCCAAGCAGCGCGCCGCGCTCAAGCACTTCCTGCTGCTTCAATTCCTGCGAGATATTGGGGTCATAGTCGGGCATACCGGGTGAAAAGCGTTTCCTGAAGGGAATGAAGGCCAGGCGCCTGAAAACGCCGTCCGTGGTGTCCGAAAGGCGCGGAACGGCATTCATCGAAAAGACCATGCTCGCGCTGGGTCTGAACTCGAAGCCCTCGCCGTTCTTAACGTCGGTAAAAATAGAATCGCCCGTGACGATCTTCTTAAACATCGACAGCTCATCACCACGCAGAAATCCGTCCGGGATATCGTCGCCGAGATTCGCCAGCTTGCCCACCACGCGGGAGGCGTTGAATCGCTGTCCAAGCGTGGCAATATCCAAGCTAGAGACGTTCTCAACCCCGAGTATCGAGCGCAGCCAGTTGAGGTAGGTAGACTTGCCGTTGCTCGCCTTGCCGCTCGCGCCGCCCGCCCTGCCTATGAGCATGGGCGATTGGCTGAGCACGCGCCTTGAGCACATGCAGGCCCCTATGACCTCCTTCATCGCTTGCAGGGTGTCCTCATCGCCGTTGCTGATGGATTCGAGAAACTCGTCTGCCTTGTTGCGTGGCGCATCCATGTTTAATGCCACCGGTAATTGGGCGATAATAAACATCTCCGGGGTGGGGTCAATAATTTCATCTTTCAGAACGTCGTATGTGCAGTTAGAGAACTGCACGTAATAGCCGCCGTCAAAAGCCCTATCGCTCGCTACCGATGGGGCCTTGTCCATGATGTAGCTAACGACCTCGCTCTTATCATTCTTCTTCGCATCATCCACCAAATCGAGCACGCAGCGATTGATGGCGCGCGGCCCGAAGTCCCAGCGCTTGCCAGTCCAGACAGCGGGCGCGCCGTCGATGATTCGCGCAAGGTTGTTTTCAATGATCCCCTGAGCAACTTTATTGGTGAGGATTCCGCCGCGCGGCCCTCGCAGCCCCTCCGTATCGGCGGGCTTCTTCCCGGGCGCTCCGACGGCCTTGCCGTCGCTATCGCTAACGCCGCTCCCCTGCTCGTACTTGCATGCGCTCCTGCAAATGCGCTTGATGTCAGATGAATCCATAGGCGGTTTACATAACATCGCGTTGGCGCCTGCGACCGTCGTTAGAATCTCATCATCTGAGCGGCCAATGCTTCGCAAGTGCGAGGCGTACTTAAAGAGGATGTTGTCACGCTCGCCCTTTTTGATCGTATCGGGCAATCTGAACTTGCCGTTTTCCTTGTGTGAGCCTTCCTCGCTACCTCCGTTGCGCTGGATGTAATCGAGTAAATCGTAGACGTTGCCGTCCGCGCTCGCGATTCCGACATCTTCAGGCGATGCCCACCATTCGTAACTACCACCACTGGGATGGATGGACGGGGGCGCGACGATGTATGACCCATCGCATCGCACGTCCACGCCAAGCTCGGTATTGGACGTGGGGCGGATGTTATTGCGGTCTGTGCGGAAAAGGTAGTGCCTGCCGCCGCTGCCCGTGATAGCCGTCGCCGTCTCGGGCAATTCCCCGTGCTCGGTTTCCCACTGCTTCAACGTGGCAAGGCCGTTTTTCGTGTCGCTAACATCGAAATCGAGTACAAGCAGCCCGCCAGATGGAGCGCCGCACGTGATTCCGATATTCGAGTTTGGATGTTGTGACCAGTGGATAATCACGTGCTCAGGGTTATCCGTCCAGTCGTTTAACCCGTGCGGTGTGGCCGGTCTCTTGTCCCTCTCACGGCACGGGAAGACGGCGAAACCGGCGCGAACGTATTCAAGCGCCGCCTTGCCTAGAGCTGAAAGATTCGATTCGTCCATTACTCCTTGTATTTCACCCCCAAAATCTCGCATATGCGCCGCGCTGTGTCCAGCTTATGGCAGAACTCGAAGCGAACGCCGTGGTTTTCTTCCATCCGTTCGATAATCTTTGCAATGCTGTTACCGTTCATCGGCTTCACCCGATACTTGGCGCATTTGCTGCTCTTCTCGAACGGGTTGCATTTTCGGCAACGTCGGCAGACATAACTTTTCCAAGCACGCAGCTTCTTGCGATCGTTGTACTCTGGATGCTCTTCGACCAGGATAATAAGGCGGTAGCCCTCGGCGCGCGCCTTGTCGCACTCCCGTGAGAAGCGTGCGTGCTGCTTGCCGAGATTCCCGGCCACCTCCTGCACGTCCTTTTTCGTGTCGATGGAGATGTTAGAGCCTTCGAGCATGTAATCGCCGAATGGTAAAGCGGTGGCCCTAGGCGCGAAATCAACGCCATGGGCCACCATCCATTTTTCTATGTGCCCGTGTTTCAGCTCTTGTTGCCGTGTGTCCTCGATAATCACAGCTCACCTGATTTAGTTGAACGGGATGGGGCCGTTGTACGCCTCCACCACGGGCGTTACGGTCGTGGAGGTAGAAGCCGCACAACCTTTGAGCTTCTTGATGTCGCGCGCCTTGATTTTGCCGTCGCGCACGTCCTGAGCCGGGATAACCTGGCATACGGTCAGGCGCGTGCCGGTCTCGCCGTCGTTGCGCTCGTATTCCTCTTCCTGAAGGTTGATGCCCAGGATTCGCCCGTTGAACATGTCCAAGCGGCCAGCGTCCCACGCGGCGAACGGGTCGAATCCAGGGTTGCTCTCCTGGATGGCCTGCAAGCGGCCTTTGAGCATGCCTAGTGCCGTGTCCTTGTAGCTCAGGAAGATATGATGTGCGAACGGATGCTCTTTGCCCCACTTATCGCCGTAGAAATTGGCGTGCTCGCCCTCTGCGATGTCGAATACAAGCTCTACGTACTGCTTGGAATCGTTATCGACCATATCGACAATCTTTGCGACATAAGGCCCTGCGGGAAGCTTCTCAAAACCGCCGTCCGTGCTCGCCTCGGTCGTTGCCCATGGGATGTTCGTGCGCATTATGCGCTCCTTTCCGCTACGCTTCGTAGCTTGTTCTCAAACAGGCGATCGCGCTTGTCGTATGCGTGCTCGACCTCGCCGAACGCAGCGCGAAGCGCGTCATAGGCTCGGTCTGCCGCCACGTCTGAATCGCAACCGCCTTGTATCAACTGTTGGTATCTGCCTTCGCAAAGCTCCATCATTCGGCTCGCCTTGCCAGGCTCAATCGACATTGCGATCACTCACCGCTGATGAAGTCGCGGATGCCCTTCTCGACAACCGCCAAATCATTCGGTATCACCGGCTCTGAAAAGATTCCGCAGCTCTTCGCGGGCGGTTTGCCGTCCAAAATGAAAACGTGCTCACCGTCCACCACCTCAGAGAGAATGCAAACGTTGACCATGCCCAGCAGGTCGATTTTCTCGTTCACCATCTTGCCCATGATTTTCGGGACGATGTTGTTGAAAGCGTCTGAATCCGTGTGCATCGTGATGAAGACGATGACGTTTTCAGGCAGAGCGTTGATAAATTCAGTAGTGTTGTAAACCTCGGCGGCAATCGTTTTATAGATGCCGTATTGGTCACGGTCGTTGATGTGATGGATGAACAAATCAGTTACGCAGTAACCGAAATCATCGACAACCACGGTGTTGTATCGCTCGCTATATGCCTTGATGATGCCGCGCAGCTCGCCGAAATCCTTCGTGCGGGCGAACTTAACGCCACCGCGAAACGGAAGCATGGTTTTTTCGCACTCGATAAGCCCGTATTTATTCGCCGGGATATTCCGCAGTGAATACGTCTTGCCGCTACCGGAAGGGCCGAGAATCAAAACAGGTACTCCCATTTATTCACCCCCTCCGATGAATCCGGCAACAGCCGCGCTGAGCTGCGCGCCCATTGCCTTAACGACCTTGTCTTTGCTGATTCGCAGCGTTGTGTTTTTGATTCTGGACGGTTCGTTGCGCTCGACCATCACGCAGCCATCCGGCAACTCCCCGTCTGCTACCGCAGCCTTGAGCATGATGCCAGGCTCCAACGCGATAAGGCGGTTAATCGCATCCATTCCGCCATCGCTCTCGCGGTACCACTTTGCGAATTCCTGCGCGTCTTGAATCTCTGGGAACTTTCCCTCAACGGGCTTTGTCATGACGATAGAAATCGTTCCGACTTTCTCGCCGTTAAGCGAGACCGTGCGCCTATCCGCTCCGGTATCAAGGTAAAGCTTGATAGTCTCCTCATCCACTTCATTGCGAATGCGCTTCTGCTCATCCTTGCATGCCTTTATGAAAGCGTCGGCGATTGCCAACTTTTGCACTGCCGTGAGCTCGTTACTCATCATCATCACCACCCGGACAGAAGAGAACCTTCTTGGCAAAGACCTTGAATAGAATCGTATCGGATGCGTAATCACTGCCGTAATAGAGCAGCACAAGCTCCTGGGCCTGTGCGCGCGTCTTGACGGCTACCGGAACTTCGCCTGGTGTCTCGACAATCCAAACGTATTTCATCTTGCGTCCTTTCTAAATCGACCAGAGCACAAGCGCCACAAGCCCCACCACGACGGCCAGAGTGCAGACAGCGCCCCAGAGAAAACCGTAGGTGAACAGCTTGCGCTCCCGTGCGCGCCTGGTCTCAATCGGTGTCGTGTAATGCTTGCCTTGCGCCATGCTTAACCTTCCTTACGCGCGTCCCAGCGCCTTAGCCACCAGGATTGTCAGATTGACGAACATATAAATGGCCGCATGGAGCGCAGCCACGCCACCAAGCATGGCAAGCGCCGTGAAGACGGCCTTCTCAACTTTGGTCATGTGTACCTCCCGCTATCAAAGCGTCCACCCATTCGGGTTTCACAAGCTGCCCGTACTTGCGCCCGGGCGGCAGTTGGTATCTCAGTCGTCCAGACTTCATCTCGTCGTAGACGGTTGAGCACGGCACGCCAAGCACCCTGCTGACCTCCTTGACCGAATAGAGCGGCTTCTTGGGTAATCCCAGCTCGCGGGCCATGTCCGCGAACGTCGTGGTATCATTCATCTGTGGCACCTCCCTTCAAGGTGTTTTGTGGTTTGGGCGCGTCTTCTCTTGCTGTCGGGAAGCGCGCTCTTTCTTTATGCCGTGGATGTATCGGCTCTCACGGCTCACCGCCCGCACGTATGCGGGTCTCTCTTCGTCGCTTGATTGCACCATCAAGCTTTCTCGCTATTTCTCGTTTTCAATGAACGCGCCCTCGGCTACGTGGGCGTTACGGACATACGCGCACCGTAGGATTAAACGCATAGAGGATGGTTAGTTTGAATCCCGCCCGTAACGTCCATGTGGCCGGGGCATTGATCGTTGGGTGGGGGTTACTCCCAGCTCATGAGCGCGTTTGGCGTTGTGCCAAGCGCTACCGCAAGCTTGTAGAGCGTCGTGAGTGTCGGGAGCGTCGTGCCCTTCTCATATCCAACAACGGAAGCGGTCGAGATTCCGGCCTTGGTCGCAAGCTGCTCCTGTGTCATATCCGCTCGCGCTCGCTCGGCTCGAAGGTTCGCCGCGAAAAGCTCGTCTGTGTACTCCATGTGTGTGCACCCCCAATCTCTTGTTCACGTTCCGTATAACCGGCTTTTATCATATTCACATTCTATGCCGTGTCAACAAAAAGTTTTACATTTTATGAAACTTTTTTTAGAAAATCGGTAATACTCTGATTACCGATGCAACTTTGAACAGGACGAAACAGGGTGTTATCTAATGAAACTCATGCTTCAGGAATTGCGAAAAGCCGCTGGATTAAGCCAGCAAGAAATAGCAGAAGCGCTGGGTATGCCGCGCAGAACATACGGGTCATATGAGCGCGGTGAACGTTCTATTAACCTCAAGCTCGCTGCCGCCATCTGCAATGTACTTGGATGCACGCCAAACGATCTAGTTGGTTGGCGTATAGAATTATTATCCGAGCCGTCCAAGCTGTTTAATTCCAACAGGTAGATTGTCTGAGCCTTACGAACGATATACCAAAATCCAAGCTTTTTACTCAATTTAGGATATTCGTAGGATATTACAGGCCCCATCTAGATAACAAAAAAGCCCCTCCCGGCGCGATGCCGAGAGGGGAGATAGAGTGGCTATTAAATGAGTATGCCGCAGCCCGTGGAGACGCAATATACGAATGCCGCGAGCTATCCCAGGATAGCCAGGATGTAAAGCAAATCTAGGCGCGTCATTTGAAGAACGTCCCGTCATTGAGCTTGCGCTGCATCGTCATGATGGTGGGTGACTTCCAATCGAGCTTGCCGTCAAGCTTTTCAGCACCAGAGCCGTGCTTCATGCCCCAGGCGATACCAGCGTTAATAGAATCAGGACCAAGGATGCCGTCAGGCTCCGCGCCCCAGACCTTCTGTACGGCCTTGACTGCGTAAGAGCCGGGCGCGTCCCCATCAGGGTAGACGTATTCCCAGCCCGTCGTGCATCTGGCTATGCGCCATTTGTGCTTCGGGTTTTGGCGCGAGACGATCTTGTCCTTGTATGGGCAATCGGCCTGGATCTGAATGGATAGCGTGGTGTTGAATCCCCACAGACCGTCTACCGTGATGATATCGTGCGTGGGTCTTGTGATGATGGGCGTATCGTCCACTTCGTCGTAAGGCGGTCGAATGATGTACTGCACGACGTTCCATGAACGCGTGCGCCTCAGCACCTGCCCGTTTCCGGTGTTGAACTCGATAGTCTGGATACCGACATTCCGGCCAAGATTCATCTCGACGATTCCGACGTGGTCGGAATATGAATCATCGTTGATATTACCGTCCCATCGGAACAGCACGATATCGCCAGCTTGGGCGCTCTTGCGGTCAACTACGCGCCTTGCTTTTTTAGCAGCTTCGCGGATATCGCCGCACGCCGCCGTGGGCATACCGGGGCAAGCCTGCCCGGCCTGGTCGAACGACCACGATTGGCCCATGGCGCAAAACGCGACGCCGTTTTGGGCAAGCCACGTCTGCCCCGTCTTGGATGCCAGCCATCGGCCATACTTCGTGCCCTGCAGCGGGTCATTCCAGCGCGAGTAGCCGATTTCGCCGCGCTCGATTTGGAGTACCTTATTCGCCGTTGACATAATCGACCTCAATCACATCGCAGATATCCTCGGGGCCTTCACTGTCGTAGCCCTGCCCGTCGTTCCAGCTCAGGGCTTTCTTTAGGCGCTCCACCTCTTCATCGGAAAGCTCTACGGTCTTCTCCTCGTCCATCGCTAGACCTCCTTAGTGGACGCAAGCGGGCTTTTGCCGTCCGCCACCTCGGGCAAGCCGCCCACGCTCGTAAGCAGGCTCACGACAGCGGCCACGCCGGAAACGCTTGCGATTTGAATCCAATCCAAATCCGTGAATCCAACGGCGCCCGTGCCGATTAGGGACACTGCCGTCTGTGCCGCAGTCTTGATTGCGCGGATGCACGCGGCGATTGCCCAAGCCTTGTATTCGTCCATGTTTTTGCTCCTTTTTCCTAGTCTGTCCCGCCCGTGCGAAGCAGTGCGTCGCAGTTGTCTTCGACCCTCTCAACGCGCGTAGTTAGGGCCTGCACCTGCTGCTCTACGCGCGTCAACCGCTCTGAATGGTCATCGAGCTTGCGTGACATCTCACGAACTGCGTCGTGAGTGTCGCTGCACGTCTCCCAGATGCGGTCCAGGCGGTCTCTCGTGCGGGCCTTGTCGGTCACGCCCTCTTTCATGGCGGTAAACCGCCCGATCAAAAACGTCGCGACAGCGATTGACGCGCTGATAACAGCCGTCACCTCGGCGGGTGTTACGGTGTCCTGCATCCTCTTCACCTCCCCCGCCTCGTCGCTTATTCGCTATCCAAGTGGATCGTCTAGGGCGCGCCCCCCCCAATGGGCGGGCATGAAAAAAAGGGCCTGGTCTCCCAAGCCCCTGTGCATATCGATTGTCTACCGCGCGTCTACTGCGTGATTTGCTTCCATGCGGATTCGCCGACGAACGTCCCCGGCTCGATGGTGTTGCCGTCCATGATGGATCCGTACACCACGCCGTATTTCTTGACCTTATCGCCCACGGCTTAGCTCTTGCCCTGCTGCTATTCCTCCACGTCCGTATCGGTGGATGTGGAGGGCAAGACAGCCGCCCACCTCTGAGGGGATTCACCTGGCGCCACCGTGTCGCTGGACGTGTGCGCGGCCAGGCACTTGTACAGCTTGCCATGATATACAACGCGGTCTCCTTGCGCGTAGCAATGGCCGTTGCTCTCCCACTCTGGGAATAACGCGGGAACCTTGAGCGCGTCATCGTCGCTCAGAGACGCGGCCTGCATCTGAGCGAGCGTCGCCGCAGCGTCCGTCACGGTGCCAACGTCCGGCGCGACCGTCCACGTCTGAACGATTTGGGTACCGTTATTGACGAATCCCATTTGGGCGTGATAGCCAGCCGGGATATTCCCGGGCGCCGTGCTTTCGACAATCGGCACCCCGCCAGTGGTGGTCAATATGACGCTTCCGTTTGTCATAGTGCCTGTAAGCATGTAATGCTCCTTTCACGTGGGTTTATATTGGATTGTGCGGGCGCGGTACCCGAACGGCGATAGTACGCATTACGTAAGGTATTTCTACGGCAACGACAGAACTAACGACGTGCCCGGATACTTCAAATATGAGAAGATCGGGCGCATGGTCACTGTATCTTTCGGATGGAGTAAGACCGGCATTTTAGCAACATTACCGGATGGCGTTAGGCCCGTTATTCGTGTTACCGGCGTTTGCGTAATCATGGGTACTAACGTTTTCGGTCAAATAGGCATTAGCCCGAAAGGCGTTATAGAGATCGTCAGCTCTACTAACAATTCGTATTTGGGCGGGTCATTAACGTTTTGCGTGGCCTAGGGCTCCAGTGGCCACGACCACGAGGACGAGAGGAGATTGCCCGCGCCGGACGCGAGGTCGTAGAGGTAGATTGGCATACTGTCATTGCTTCTGCTCGGGACCCACGCACCCATCACGTTGTTGCTGCCGTAGAAGTATGACGAGAGGTACATCGACATGCTTGGCCTGTATCGAGCAGGCATGGACGGCACGGTCATACCGCTTGTCGTGACGCGGAGGCGCACGGAGAGCGTCACCATCCCACCGGAGACCATATATCTAACGCAGTCTTCGTCGATGCTTCCGTAGAGCACCGTCCAGGGGACATATTCCATCAAGCGGTTTACGTAATGCGCATTATCTGCGTTTGCGAGTATGCCGGTGACAGTCGCAAGCGGCCCATCCACAGTGAGCAAGCACCTATCGCCCGCTTTCGCGCCCGCGCACGTCGTGAGCATCGGCACTGCCGCGAGCGTAGCTCCGCAAAGCTCAACATCGAGCGTCGTGCCGTTGTTTTTGACCACGGTGCCGTAGCGCGTGAAGCTAGCCCCGGTGTTCACAGGCTTGCTGAACGTCTCCGCAAGCGCCGCTCCCGCATCCATGGCAGACGTAAGCAAATCCATCATTTACACCTCTCCGAAATTGCGTGATTCGATTTTCATTGGGCAACCAGCCTTTAGGCTGATGTCGATTTTTCGAACTGCGTACCTGCGATTGATTTTGAGAGTGGATGATTCGAATCCGTGAGCATCGCCAACGTTGACCGGTACATACATCGTCGTGAAGGTCACGCGTCGCAAGATTGATCGCGCGCTCTTTAGCAGTTCGAGCGCCTTTGCGTTGGCCAGCGCTTGCGCCTGGCTCTCTGTCGTGCCTTCCGGCAATGAGCTGTAACTATAGCTCTTGACGATTCGCCGCCCGACACTCACCGTAGACCATTCGCTATCGGGGTCATCATCCACAGCTGTGCCGCGCACGCTCGATTCCTGCGTGGTGTAATCGACGTGAACAACATTCGAGATTGCAAGGCGGTCTAGCTCGTCAGTCGCCTGCGGCAAGACGTGGCAGCCCTCGCCCTCTGCGAAATCCCACACAAGAGGGCGTTTCTCCTGCGCCGTGTAACGGCTCATGATAACGCGTCCCATGGGGTCGGTATACGCAGCGTTGAATCCGGCAGCATCGAGCAGCTTGTTAATGGCGCTGAGCTTGTCGGATACTGAATCAGAGCCGCCCGAAACGCCAAACGTCCAAGATGCAGTGAGCGTATACGTGGATGGGTCTGCCACAACGGCAAGCCCGGAAGCGCGGGCGATTGCGGCAGCTTTCGCCACAGCGTTTTCGCCCGCATCCACCTGGTATGCCGTGTCGAAATCATCGTCTGCAAGCTCTCGCAGGCGCCCGTAGAGGTCTGCCGTACCGCTTCGCTTAGTACCGTCAATATCGATGGATGGAGTAGACACTAGGAACGTTCCGAGCGCAACCGTGCGCGAATCATTGCCGTTCGTAGATTCCGCGTCGAGGTAGATGCGCAGAAGGTCGGTACCGATATCGAGAGAACCAACGTAATCGATGTTTGCGGTCTCGTACACGGACGTGTCCTGATTACGCGTGATCGTTCCACCCGTGATATTTCCAACTCTGCCCGTTTCGAGCCCGGTGCGCCTATCTACGCGCATGAATCGATACGACGCTTTGAAGCGCCCGCGCCAAAAATCATCAGCCATTTACAGGCTCCTCCCATGCGCACACAGTGAGCTTTGCGGTTAGCTTCCACCACCCCGCCGATTCCCTGGAAGTGGAGAAACTGACAACGCCGAACGAACGGTTGCCGTAAGCGTCGCGCACCCAGCATTCGTAATATCGTCGCGCCAAAGCGTCGATGCGCGCGAAATCATCTGAATCAATCGAGAAGTTATAGCTCTCGCTAATGTCGGTTTCGCCTGTGGGCCACGCTGTAGGCATATTCGAACCGTTGAGCATGTGGTAGGTCGTGACGCTGTGCCCAATGTCCCTGCTGTATGAGGGATTGAGCTTGCCAACCCATGCATCCGCAGCGTCTGGCCCGAAATTGAACGCCACCCCATCCATCTTAGCGGTGGTCGGCACGTCGAGCTTTGTCAGTGCGTCTGTCTCGGCATACGCCGTGACCTCGTATTTATACTCAACGTTGAGCGGTGGCAGGCGGTCAATGGCCTGTTGCCCGCTCGTCATGTCTGTGCTGATAGTGAGCCTCGTGCCGTCCGGCGCGATGCGAACGATGTCGAACCGAACAGCTTTCGGCGTGGTATCGGCAGCTGTAACCTGGATGGTCGCGGCCATACCGTCTGTGTATTCGATATCGACGCTAGGTGCGTCCGGCGTTTGCCAAGATGAGCTAAACGGCACGGTCGCGGTAACGCTCAGCGTCGAGCCAGCGCTAACCGTGATGGTCAGCACATAGCTCGTGTTGTTCGTGAAACCAACGTCGGTGCCGAGCGAAAGACTGCGCGAATCCTTGCCGGGAGTGCCGGAATAAAGCACAGTGCCGTCAGTTTTCGCAACCGTCACGCTTTGCTCCGTGATGCCCGTCGCATCGCTTGCCGTCCATGCGATATTGAGTGGAAGCATCTTGATAACGCTGTTTTTGGCAGGCGTGTTGACGATGAGGGTCGGTGCCGTGGCAACGGTAAAACTCGTGTACGCGCTCCACTCGCCCCAGTCGGCATGCTTGCCCTTTGTGCGCACTCGTACCTGGTACGAGCCGTTGGAAGCATTCGCAATGGTGTAACTCGCCGTCGCGCCCGAAATATCATGGATGAGTGAAGCGCCGTCCTTGACCACATCCACCTGAGCCGCGCTCTGTGCGGTTCCGTCCGGGTGGTTCGGTGTCCAAGTGATCGCAACTCTTGACCCTGTTACATATACTGATTTGAGCGCGCTGAGCGATGGGGCGAAAGGCGGGCAAATCGTGACGATTGTATTCGATTCGCCCCACGCGCCCGCGATTCCGCTAACGACAGCTCGAACGCGGTACTTGATTGTTCCGGCAGGCGGGTTTGTATCGCTCAGCCCCTTGCCGGACGGGGTAAGCGTCTTGTCAACCCATGTCTTGCCAGCATCCGTTGTCACCTGGCACTCGTATGAATCGACGTATGCGGGCGCTTTCGTGATGGTGAGCATCACGGACGAAAGAGTGTCCTTCGTCGCGTTGATGGATGGGGCAAGCGGGGACGTGTACACGGTGACCGCGCTCGATGCGCCGGACGTTCCGCCCGCGCCAGTTGAGTACACCGTGTACGTGTATTTATGGCCCGCTTCGGTCGAGCCATCGTCGTAGTTCGTCGTTGCGCGCGAATTGTACAAGGTGGTGGGGGTGGTTCCACCATCCATCAAGCGCTTTACGATGTTGCCGCTAACGGGATGGAGGTTATCGACAACGACGTTTTGCCACGTGAGCTTATGGCTCGTGTCGGATACGCGCTCAACAGCTAAGCCCGTAGGCGCCGCCGGGGCCTTGTAGTTAATCGCCGGAACCCAGACGTTACCGGACGTGCTTGACGTGCCGTTGTGGTAACCGCCGACAAGCTGCATAACGCCTGAGACGGGCACGTTGAAACCGCTCGCGTTTTTGTTTACGCGAACGGTCTTGGTGATGAAGAGCTGGTTAACCGTGCCGCCGGACGGCGAGTATGCCGTTTTTCGGCTACCGCTTGCAGACGGGGTGCTCGCGCTCTGCCCGTTAACAGTTGCCGTACCGATAGCAGCCGTGTTGTAACCCCATGCGATAGAGCAGAAGTAGGTTTTGCACGTCACGTCAGCTTGCGTATCAGACTGCCATGTGATGCCGTATTCAATTCCAACGCGCCAATGCTGGACTGTATTACCGTATTGCATTACATCGCCCCCGCAGTGCGTCGTGCGTAACCGACAATGGTATTGATCGCGTTGACTACTTCCTCATCGCGCATGCCCCCAGCGTCAACGCTCAGGTTTCCGATAGAAAGCATCGAGTAACCGCCGTTCTGAGTTGCGCGCCGTGCCGCGATATTGCCCGTAACGCTCGCGTCTGCAGCGAATGCCAGGCTTCGAGCGCCGAAAAGCGCCTGAACGTCGCTCAGCGCCGATTTGGTGGAGGATACGACGCTAGACGCGGCGCCGCCGATTCCCTCGCCGAATGAGGTCATGAGCGCGCGGCCTGAATACGTCGTGTATCCGTGGCCGGAGAACGGTCCATACTTAGCGGGCGAGAACGGGAAAAGCCCGCGGATTTTCTTAAGCCCGCTCTTGACGGACTTCACCACGCCGCCGATTGCGTCGCTGATGCCGCGTCCGAGGCCGTCAAGCATCGACTTGCCGGAATTGACAAGCCAATCGCCAGCACCGGTGAAGAATCCGACAATCTTGTCCTTAATCGATTTGACCGTCTTATACACCGCATCAATGCCGGATTTGGCCGCGCTCTTGAGGCCGTCCCAAATCGAGCTAAAGGCGGTCTTGATGCCGTTCCAACAAGTATCCCAAGCTTTCTTGATGGTGTCGAGCACAGTGCTAATGACTTTGGAAACGGCATCAATAGCAATTTTTACGACGCTCTTGATTCCCTCCCAAATTGTGGAGGCAAAGGATTTGATGCCTTCCCACACGCCAGACCAATCGCCGTCTATAGCAGCAAGAACGGTGTTAATAATCGCCGAAATGACAGCCATCACGGTAGCAATGACAACCTTCACCACAGACATAACGACAGAGACTACACTCGAGATGACGGAGAAAGTTGTCGAGAAAATCGTACCGATAATCGGGAGGGCAGATTGCACGGCGTTAAGTATCGTTTGAATGACCGGGACAAGAACGCTGATAAGCGTAGTGATAAGCGGGGCAATCGCAGCGACAATCTGGGCAATAATCGGCAGCACGGTAGCGACAATTTGGGCTACCACGCTTAGCACCATGCCTACCACTTGGGCAATCACAGGGAGCAGTTGAGCGACAATCATTGCAATAATCGGAGCCACAGCAGCCACCACCTGAGCAATGACTGAAATAATCTGAGCCAAAACAGGTGCAAGTTGCC